GACAACACCACAACAACAAGCTCACCCAGACCAATAGTCCGATTTGCGAAAAGAAAGACATATGAGACCAGAAAAACCGCTAACCGGAAAACATCGTACCCAAAACCATGAGCTATGAGGTTACAAAAGAGGTCCACAGCTCCAGAAGGAACACCTGCCAAAACGCACAGAATCAGCAGGAGAGGTCTTATAGGAATGTCTTGGTTGCCTAAAAAGGCACTGGTAGTAATGAGTACACAGTAGACAAAAACCATCGTGTAAACAACCCCACTATCTGGTACATACTTAGTAACTATTGTAGAGGTAAGGTGAATTTTGCTATACACTATGAATGTACACTCGTTGTTTTCATCACAACTCACATGGTAAAAATCGTGAGTGAGGTTTGATTGACCAGCGTCGTGCCAAAATGAATGTTGGCTGACCACATCGCCCTCATCGGAGGTACAGGTGATCACATTACCATCGCACTTGCAAAATTTAAGTGTAATGGGATCCACAACTGGTGGCACAAAATTGACTGGAAATGAATTCAGCATGATGAATGAGGCAACCACGAGGGACAAAGCAACGAGTGTCTTGTCTACCTTGACGCGTGAGCAGGTGACATGGTAAGTGTCATCCGGTGGGCTACTAGGTGGGCTAGCAGTTGCGATAGGTGGGCTCTCAATGTTCGCCAACTCAACATAGAAAATGTCGGGAGAAGGCCGTCTGCGTGAAACTGACTTATAAAGGTAGTTGGCAAACGACAAAAGGAAAAGCAGCCAGCTGACGACAAACCATGAAACCTGGAAAATGTACTGTGCCAATTCATACTGCATGCAGAAGTTGAGTGTAGCAAAGAACAGACAACAACCCAGAAGGAGAAAATGCCAAAAACCATGACCCTTGATTGATTTGTTTGTGTCAAATTGCCAGGAATGTTCACCTCCGTTGTAAACAACGTAGGTAGCCATGCCACAGTCAAAATTTTGCGATTTGTAGACGGTAGTGTAATCACC